CAACGTAACTATCTTTATTATATTAAATTATATCATATACGTGAAGGCAACTTCCGCAATGATTATGCATTTACTATCGCTAATAATATCCTAAATGGATATGATTTAAATTTTAACCAAGGTATAGTTACACCTATGCTGACTTTTGCCGACGTTACAACTAGTATCACAACTAAAGGCAGTATGCTTGTAGTTAAAGAAAGAGAAAAGGCTTATGTAATACCACGGCAAAACATACACGTTATGGATAAAGGTTATTTACAAAGCGACAACTTCGCAGCGTTTGTGGATTCAATATGCGCAGAGTAAATCAATATCAAGCACAGCAGGGATTTTTTACAATCGCACAGAATAGTGAAGATGTAGACTACTTGCGTCTTGCTTATCTACAAGCACTGAGCATTAAATTAACCATGCCAGGTAGCTTATATGGTGTAGCAGTTGATAGACACACAATAGAAAGCGTCACAGAAGACTACCGTAAAGTTTTTGATTATGTTATTACAATAGAAAATGACGAAGCTGTCAATGATGAGTGGAAGTTGCGTAATGAATGGCAGGCATTTTTTCTAACTCCTTTTAAAGAAACAATCAAACTAGAAAGCGATATAGTATTCACCCGTAGTGTAGCACATTGGTGGCACACATTCAGACTTAAGAACATAGTTCTCAGCCGTGGTTGTAAAGACTACTATGGAAATCTGAGCAAGGATAGGACATATCGCCAGTTGTTTGATGATAATCAATTACCGGATGTCTACAATGGACTTATGTATTTCCGTTATACACCAGAAGCGGCAGAATTCTTTTGGTATGCTAGACTGATATTCCAAAACTGGAACACCGTAAAAGATCAACTAATCAAGTGTTACGATGACCATCCCACTACTGATGTGGTCTATGCATTAGCGGCAAAAATCATAGGTGAAGAAAACTGCACTATTCCTGGGATAGATTTTATTAATTTTACACACATGAAACCTGCGATTAATAAATTCAGCCAACAAATTGCTTGGCACGATCTGGTAGTTACCGAAACAGCAGTGCCAATGGTTAGGATTAATAATATTAATCAATATCATCCCTTACATTATCAAGATAAAACTTGGGCTTCAGACGAACTAATCAAGGAGTATGCCGATGAATTGGCAAGAAGAATTTGAAGCTGCGATGAAGAGTTTTGGTTTTATAGAACCAGAACCCGTTGAATATAGATTCCACTATGATGAGTTTGGACATATTACCATGTGTAGTATGCAGAATCATCCCGAGAATACCGAATACTTAGTCGTGACCAAAGAACAGTATGACGACTACGCTAAGTATGCTGTTGATACGAAAACAAAAAAATTAAAAGTAGTGGTTGCGTCAAACCCTGGAGTGAGTGTACAATTAAAGCGTAGCACCAAAGGTTGGCGTGCGATTAAACATCACGCAGGTATCGTTTTAGAAGATCACGAAGATTACAGCCCAGTAGAATATTATGACACAAATAATTGATATAGCAGATTTAGATTGTATCTATCTTAGTTACGATGAACCTCGTAAAGAACAGACTTGGATCCAAATCCAAAATATGGTTCCATGGGCTCGTCGTGTGGATGGAGTTAAAGGTAGTGATGCAGCACACAAAGCCGCGGCTGATGCTAGCGATACAGATCGTTTTGTCCTAATTGACGGTGATAATATTCCTGACACAGAGTTTTTTAATCTACAACTAACATTAGATGGTACGAGCAAAAATGCTGTATTTCGTTGGAAGGCACGCAATCATATTAACGGACTGATGTATGGCAATGGCGGACTAAGTTGTTGGACTAAAGAATTTGTCTATAATATGCGAACACACGAAAACACAGATGGTACAGAAGCTAATGACGTAGAGTTTTGTTTTTATCCTAACTATTGGGCTATGCACGACTGCTACTCAACTACATATCCCAATGCTACACCATTCCAAGCGTGGCGTGCAGGATTCCGTGAAGGTGTTAAAATGTGCCTTAACCGCGGTAAACGCCCTACACTACAGGAATTTGAAGATAAGATAGTTAGCCGTAACTATGATCATCTGTGTATATGGCAGACAGTTGGTGCAGATGTAGATAATGGCTTTTGGAGCATATATGGTGCTCGTCTAGGCACCTGGATGACCATGTTGAATAATTGGGATTATCGTGATGTACAAGATTTTGATAAACTAGCAGGATTGTGGGAAGAATTTAAAGAGCATGGTGCTGATAATTGCACCAGCATTGGAAATATTTTAAGACAAAAATTAAACTTACCTATAGTGGATATGGACACAGAAGAAAGTAAATTCTTTAAACATCACTATAAGAGTATGTTTAGAAATCGAGGAGTGATGGAACGTGAGTAAAAGTAAATTTATGTCAGCGGCAGAGGAGATGAAGGACAAACTAGGTCCTGCATTGTGCCTAGCCAAATGGCAACAGGTAAGCCTACATCTACCAACAGGACTTAACAATAGCTGTTATCATCCGCCATTGCATGAGATTGATGTTCAAGTAGTCGACTTTCCAAGTGCTCTGCATAATACTGCCTATAAAAAAGAACAACGTAAAAAGATGTTAGCAGGTGAACGTCCTAAAGAGTGTAACTATTGCTGGACTATGGAAGATGCCGGTCACCTAAGTGATCGCCACTATCGTTCAGGTGAGCCTTGGGCGGCAGAACATTACGATACGATAGTTAGTCAACCTTGGGACGCTGATGTTACTCCTAGTTACGTAGAAGTAAACTTCAGTCATGGGTGTAATCTAGCCTGTAGTTACTGTAGTCCACAGTTTTCAACTGAGTGGGGTAAAGATATTGATCGTTGGGGAGCATATCCTACAAAGAATCCTCACAACGATCCCATGCACTTCAAAGGACGTCGCCAACCTATTCCTGTTAGAGAAAACAATCCCTATGTTGAAGCGTTCTGGAAGTGGTGGCCTGATTTATATGGTAGCCTAAAACATTTCCGCATGACAGGCGGCGAACCCTTAATGGACAAGAACACACATCGCGTGTTTGATTATATCCTGGCGGCACCTAAAAGTGACTTGCATGTAGACGTTACCAGTAACTTCAGTGTAACAGAAGACCTGTTCGCAAAATATCTGGCTAAAGTTAAAGACCTATGCACAGGTACTAAGATAGAACACTTCATGCAGTATGTGAGCCTAGACACCGGCATCGCTGAACATGCTGAATATATACGTGACGGATTAGAATTTCAACGTAATCAAGCCTATGTCCATCGTTACTTAACTGAAGTGCCTAATCGTAACAGCTTGACCTATATCATCACGATGAACAACCTTAGTATCTTGGGACTACAACGTCTATTAGAACACATCTTAGAGTTGCGTAAGTTATACAGCACCTCCTACCAACGTGTTTGGTTTGATACACCCGTGTTGAGAACACCAAGTTGGCAAAGCCTACAGATACTTCCTGAAAGCTATGTTCGCATATTAGAAAATGTAGCCAAATGGATGGAATTGCATAAGTTAGAAGAGGGTAGTGGCCGCTTTGACGGATTCAAGGATTACGAAATACAGCGTCTATACCGTGATATTGACTGGATGAAGAAAGGTAAAAAATTACACGAAAAATATCTACACGATACACGTGCAGATTTTTATCGTTTCTTCCATGAGTATGACCAACGCCGTGGATTAAGTTTTGAAAAAACATTCCCACAGATGAAAGAATTTTATCAAGAGTGCAAATATCATGCCGAAAATTAAATTAAAAAGTTTTCCTATACAGGATTTTTCAATCTTTGACATCGTATATGATCAAATTGAATATAAAATAGTTGATACTATAGATGAGTTATTAGCAGTTGATGATTATATCCCAGTAATCAACATATACAGACTTTTAAAAGACCGATCAAAAGCAACAGAAGCAACAGTACTGATTGATTATTTGTCTGCAAATACATCTGCCAAAATTATCTTATTAGGAGTAGCTGATGGAGCAAATGTAATGACTGATGCTATTACTTTATTTAGATTGAATTCGTTCTGTGATTCAAAACAAATACATTTGATATGTTCTGGTGAGATGGATCGAGATTGGTCACAAATCGGTTTAGATATTTACGTGCCTTTAACCGGTTTTTTATATAATCAAATCATTTCAGCAAATCATTTTGAAAAAATATTTAATACAGTTAACAAGCCTTACAAGTTTTTATTCTTAAATAAAGCTCGTCGTGATCATCGAGAAATAATGCTGAAAGAATTAGGTGACGCAGGATTGCTTAACTCAGCATTATGGACAGATGCATCTAGAAATATCTTATTACCAGAACAATATGCAGATTATTTCAATGGACAAATTAATTCAATCAAGATCAATGAAACCTCGCACGACATGTCATATGCAGCCAGTATATTAAATCCGCCACTATATGTCGATACTTATTTTTCATTAATTACAGAAACGAATAGTGATGTACCTAGCAGATTTTTCACTGAAAAACTTTATAAATCTATCTTAATAGGACATCCTTTTATTGTAGTTGGATGTCCGGGGTTTTATAAATTTTTACATGCCGAAGGATATAAAACTTTCGACGGTTTTGTTGACGAATCATTTGACAACGTAGATAATTTACAAGAACGTTGTAAAATGATAAGCACTGAAGTAACTAAACTGTGTTCTTCCGATCTAGATAATTTTTTACAGGCAGTTAAACCAATATGTGAATATAATCGACTACTATTCCTAGAAAAACTAGGAAAGCATCAAATATCTACATACTATAAATTGTTAGATTTTCTTAAAAATATAAATGCCTAAATTAGCTAACGAGTCTGACTTACAGTATAAACGCCGTGTGATTGATATCAAGTCGGCTAGCTTCTGTGCGGCCAAATGGTATAATGCTACCATATGGTTAGGTTCAGGGCAGACTACCAGCTGTCATCACCCATTACCACACGCAATCGACTTAGAAGAGATTAAAACCAATCCTAGTGCTATACATAATACTCGAGAAAAGAAAGAACAGCGTAGACAGATGCAGGCAGGCGAAAGACCCGCAGGATGTGAATATTGCTGGAAGATAGAAGATATGTATAAGGATCCTAAATATGCAGGTATGGACACAGGCGAGCCTATTAGTGATCGTGTTTATAAAACAGTAATTTATGATGATGGAGACTTAGATGAAGCTTTCAATACTAGCGCAGAACAAGACGTTAATCTACAGACCCTGGAGATTGCTTTCGATCGCACTTGCCAGTTCGCTTGTAGCTATTGCAATCCAGCTTTTAGTAGCAGTTGGGTGCGTGACATCCGGCGTAATGGCGGATATACCAATTTGGTTTCGGATGGTAGGAATCATTTCACTCATGAGCACGATAGTAGTCAGCTGTACGCTATTGATGATGTTAATCCCTACGTTGAAGCCTTCTTCAAGTGGTGGGAGTCGGACCTCCACAAAACGTTAAAAGAACTACGTATCACAGGTGGTGAGCCTCTAATGAGTGGCTACACTTGGCGGTTGATTGATTGGTTCCAGGCTAACAGAGGAAAAAGTAAAACGAGATTGGCTATTAACAGCAACTTAGGATTTGAACAAGATAAATTAGAAAGGTTATTAGATGCTACAGAAGGTATTGAATTGGATCTGTATACAAGTAACGAATCGATTGGACAACATGCGATGTATATACGTGATGGTCTGGATTGGGATCAATGGACTAGCAATTTGGTATATCTACTGGATGTTAGAAAATTGCGAGGCCTACATGTCATGTGCACCATTAACGCACTCTGCCTCATGAGTCTTGCAGAATTTTTATGGAAGATCGTAGAACTAAAAAAGAGGTATGGCAAGGATGCTATTAATTTTAGCGTAAACATCCTACGTTTTCCTAGTTTTCAAAGCCCACTAATATTGCCTCAAGATGTGCTTGAACAGGCACGCCGAGAACTAGTGAGATTTGTAAACATGGCTAATTCAGAAATGCGCCTATTGCACGAATTTGAATTCAATCAAGTAACCAGATTGATCAATTACCTTATGGAAGTTGATTCGCCGCATAGTGGCGCACTGAGTCGAGAAATTCTACAAAGAGATTTTAAGAATTTTTATGAACAATATGATCAACGTCGTGATAAAGATTTTAGAGAAACATTTCCACAACTAGTAGAATGGTACGACACACTATGATATTAGCGTTCGGTTGTTCAATAACACATGGTGCGGAAACAGTAAGTCCACATCAGGATATAGCTAATACTAAATTTAGTTATCCTAATCTTATTGCTGATGCACTAGGAGTTGATTGTGTTAATTTAGCAAAATGCGGAAACAGTAATGAGCGTATTTTTCATGATGTGATATCAACTATTAGTGTGCCTGAATATTGTAATATTAAAACGATCGTTGTGGGTTGGACTAGCACAGTAAGAGAATCGTGGATAGCAGATGGACGAGAATGGTTTTTTATTCCTAGTTGGTGTGCAACTACAGCGACTGGCAAATTTAATTACTTTAAAGACTACGCTGATGCTGATATCAATCTACATCCTAGACTATGTGCAGACGATGAACGATACATAACACCACTGGCACAGATGTATGAAAGTTTTATGAGATATAAGTTTGATATTAGTGAGTATGAAGCTAAGAAACTACACTACATCAACAGCATCAGAAGATTTTGTGAAAGTCAAGGAATTAAATTAATAGAAACATCTTGCATGGGTGATGTATCAGATATACAATTTAATTTAGATAAATTTGGAACCTGGCGTCAAGGCCTAGGACATCCTACACGAGAAGATCACAAACAAATAGCCGAGCAGATACTATTGACATTATGAGCGACAAGCAACAAGACGACTACTACAAAAATCATCACTATCATACACGTAAACCAGTGTACATCAGTGAAGATGATCTACGTCCTGATCAGTTAGATCGCCTAACCAAAAGCGATGTATTCTGTATGATACCATGGATACACATGCATGCATTTCCTGATGGCCGTGCTTATCCTTGCTGTCTAGGTGATGATCGTCATCCTATTGGTAACTTCAAACAAGATAGCATGAAGACTGTTTGGAATCAAGATGCGTATAAAACCATGCGCAAGAACATGCTGGAAGAACGGCCCTGCAAAGAATGTAGTAAATGTTATGAGCAAGAACGCAGTGGGTTCGTGAGCATGCGTAACAGCACAAATAAAAACTTTGGCCAGCATATTGACATAGTAGATCAAACACTACCCGATGGCGAGTTTGATGATTTTAAGTTACGCTACTATGACATACGTTTTAGTAATCTATGCAACTTTACCTGTCGTACCTGTGGCGGGTGGTTTAGTAGTAGTTGGTATACAGAAGAAGAACAACTTTATGGTAAACGAAACTATCCTAAGATCATGTTTGCTGGTCGTGATGAGCATGATATGTGGAATCAATTACAGGAACATATTCCATATTTAGAACAAGTATACTTTGCTGGTGGCGAACCGCTGATGATGGAGGAACATTTTTGGATCCTCAAAGAATTAGTGGCTCGTGAGATGTTTGATGTTAAGTTAATCTATAATACAAATTTTAGTCGCTTACATCTTAAAGATGATAATGTCTTAGACTACTGGCGATTATTTAAAAATGTCAGCGTTGGTGCTAGCCTAGACGGCATGTCTGCACACGGTGAATATATACGCAAAGGCACTAAATGGGATCAAATAGTACGAAATCGTGAAGAAATGCTGACTAAATGTCCCGATACTGACTTTTATGTTAGTTCGACTGTAAGTCTTTATAATGCAGATCATGTAAGTGATTTCCATCGCGCATGGGTTAACAAGGGGTATCTAAAAGCACAGGATTGGAATGTTAATATCTTACAAGGTCCTGATCGTGATCGTATTGATGTACTACCGCAAGCATACAAAGATCAAATTACGAACAAAGTACAAGAACATATCGAGTGGCTACGTCCGCAAGATCACTTACAGCGTGCTACTAGTGGATATGAAGGTATGCTACACTTTATGAATGCTAACGATAATAGTCATTTACTTCGAGAATTTTTTCGTGTCAATGACGTACATGATGAATATAGAAAAGAACGCTTCGAAGATGTGTTTATAGAGTACAAGGATTTAAGACAGTATGTTGCCTGAGAAAATATGTATGTTACCATGGATTAGTATTGAAACTAGTCCTATAGGCACCGCTCGTCCTTGCTGTCTTGCTGTAGATGAAATAATTAAGCCCGACGGTACCAAATATAGTCTACGTGAAAATACCCTAGAAGAAATATATCACAGTGAATATATGCAGGATTTACGAAAAGATTTTCTAGAAGGGAATAAGCCAGAAACCTGTCGTCGTTGTTGGGATGAAGAAGCCGCGGGTCGAGTAAGCAAACGAATGAACAGTCGTATCAGATTAAAAGAATACTATGACAGCGTAGACTGGACAAATACTAACCCTGATCAACTGTGGTTCATTGATCTTAAATTAGGTAATATCTGTAACCTTAAATGTCGCATCTGTGGCAGTTGGTCAAGTAGTAAATGGGCTAAGGAAGAAATAGATTATGTTCCCGGTATAGATCGTAAAACACATCTTGCTTACACATTCTTGCAAGAAGGCGCTTGGCCTAGAGAGTCTGATGCGTTCTGGGATAATTTAAAAACATTATTGCCTAACATTAAGTATTTAGAATTCACTGGCGGCGAACCTTTTTTAATTGAACAACACTTTGAGTTTTTAAGATATGCAGTAGATACCAATCACAGTAAGCACATTGAAATACATTATAATACAAATGGTACAGTATTTCCAGAATCTGCCAAGTTATGGAATCACTTTAAACATGTTGAAATAGCATTTAGTATCGACAACGTGGGCGACCGTTTTGAATATGAACGTTATGGTGCAAATTGGTTAGAAGTACAGGATAATATCAGACAGTTTACAGAAATGCGCGGTGCTAAGATATCAACGCAATTATGTACCACGATGAACATACAAAATGTTTATTACTTACCTGAACTGTGTGAGTGGATACAGGATCAGATATTTGATCATGTGTACTTTAATATGTTACACGATCCTTGGCACATGTGTATTAGTAAGATGACCGCCGCCGCACAAGAGTTAGTGATTGATAGATTATCCGCACACACTTTCCATCCTAAGTACCGCGCAGAAATTTTGCGTATAGTGCAATTTATACGCAATGGTGAAGGGTCAGATGGCCAAGAATTTTTGCAGAAAATGCAAACTACAGACAAGTATCGCAAACAAAGTTTCTTAGATACACACACAGAAATCGCCAAGGCTATGGGATATGAGTAAACCTAGATTGGTTAGATTTGCTTGGACTGATTTGAATAGTTCATACCTCGAATGGATTTTACGGGATAAATTTGATTTAACGATTTTCAATTCTGATGAAACATACGATAAAAATAGAGATTTATTGGTCATGACTAGACCAGAATCTTGTAATCCAGAATTGTTAAAAAAATACCTAGATGACGGATTTAAACTTTTGATAGTTAACTTATGGGAGGCTCGTCCTTTTGTATTAAGTAAAGATTTTCTTCCTTATCTGGATAATATTCTAGTGATTCTAGGGTGCAAGCAGTCATTTAATTATGGATGGAAAAATGTCTTATCGGTGCCAAGATGGTTTTGGTATAATGAAAGTCTGTGGTATACCTGCGATAAAAATTTCCAATATCAAAATTATATTCCTCAGAGAAAAAATACAAAATTATTCTTTATGCCTATTAAGCGTAATAAACCTTTTAGGACACAAACTGTAGAACGACTAACAGAATTTTTAGACAATGCCATATGGAGTTATGTGGAAAGATGGAATGATGGACTACATTTACCTACTAGAGAAGAAAACCCAGTAGCACGTATTGGATGGGATAGGCAGTTTGAACCCGATTGGTATAATGACACTTATTTTACTTTAGCAGTAGAAACTTATATAGGTCAAACAACAGTTGAAAATGAAATGAAAGGGATAGTTTCAGATCAAGCGGGGCCATGTGAACTTTTTGTAACAGAAAAAACATTTAAGCCTATAGCACATCAACACCCATTTTTGGTCTGTGGTATGAAAGGAACATTGTCTTTTCTCAAAGAGAATGGATTTGAAACCTATGACCATATATTTGATGAAAGTTATGATACCCTAGATTTTTTTGATGCAAGATTGGATGTGTTATACCATAACATTAAAAATTTCAACAAAGAAAAATACCTAGACTCGCTGACAGAAAAGAAAATTAAACATAATTACGATAGATTTTATGATAGATCAGCAGTGCTGGCAGGAGTGAATGCTGATCTAATAGAACCAATGCTGGAGTGGATTAATGCAAGATAGACCACCTACACTTTGTCTGGCACCGTGGACGCATACATACCTAAGTCCCCAGACTGAGCGCCGTATGTGCTGTGCCAGTCGTGAACCCGCTCAGAATTTTGAACAATATATAGATACTAGCAGTGGCACAGGTCGGTATATTCCTATTACACTTGAAGAACACTGGAACGGTGAACATATGAAGTCAGTGCGCCGTCGTATGATGGCAGGTGAAACTCTACCAGAGTGTGAAGTCTGCAATGATAAACTGCTGAACACAGACATTTACCGTAGTTATTTTAACCGCATGTTTGGCCATAAGTATATGAGTATATGGGACACTACAGACGCAGAGGGATCAACAACTATGCGGCCTGTAAGTTGGGATTATCGTTTTAGTAATCTCTGTAACTTTAAGTGTCGTATGTGTGGTGATATGTTGTCTAGTGCGTGGGAGACTGAACAGAGACAGCATAACATGATCAATTGGGATAATCCAAAGAACAATTGGATGCGCCCTGAAGTTAAAAGCGAAATTGAAAAGTTCCAAAGCTCACAAATTGAGCAAGAATTCGCTACCGCAGTAGAGGAACATCGAGTCGAGGAAGTATATTGGGTTGGTGGAGAGCCCCTGATGTATGAACAACATTGGCGATACATGCACCGCATTGTTGAACTGGGAGATGGACCAAATGTTTACGCTAGATACAACACTAATCTTAGTCGCATCAATTATCGCGGCATCAATCTCTGCACTGATATTTTGGCTAGGTTACGTGACTGGCAGATCTGCGCAAGCCTCGATGGTACGGGCGCAATTGGAGAGTATATCCGAACAGGTCTTGACTATGAAGCGTGGCTTAAGAACTTTCAGGAAGTTGTGGGAATCTCTACTCACCGCCGCCAAGCAAGAATAGATTTCACACTGACATTACCAGGCATGTTTGAGTTATTGAACATCGAGCGCCTGGCTGACGAATTGGGCGTGGACATACTCGCTAAAGTAGTGTTTAGTTTTAGCCCAGATATCATTATGAGTCCCTTAGCTCTACCTCGGGAGATTTTAGATCCTTGGATAGATGAATTATTGGTTGGCCAAGACCCTGCAGGGCACCTGCAAAATAGCTCACTAAGAGACATATTGATCCAGCTTAAAACACGTCCAACCTTCCAAGAACAATGGCCCGGCGAATGGCAAGCAGCTCTTGCTCGAGGTAAACAACGTGTGTTACAATTAGAGAGTATCCGTCAAGATAAATTTACTTTATCTGACATTTTATCAGAAAGGAAAGATGTTTATGAATGGTATAATTCAATCACCTATTGAACAAGTCGAAATAAAACTACGTGGAAAAGACGGATTATTACCTATATATTTTGATGTATTTGATAGTAAGTTAAGTCAAAAATGGTTATTGGCTCTTAATAATTTGATAAAAAATTCCTATCATCTTGAAAAAAATTATTGTTTCTTAGGTTTTCCAAATGGTCAGCGTGATGGTAAATTCATTATTGATCAGATAAACAAAAGCATTTCTGCCATTAATAATTCAAATATAGGCTATAGTATTGATGATTATTTTACTTTAGAAAATAGTATCGAATCAGGAGAATTAATTTCAGAAGAACTTTATTCTCTAGAATATCAGCGAGCACCTAAATTACCCGGAGATATAAAACACGAAAGTTTTAACAAACTACATAGATACTTTGAAGACCTTCAAGGAGTAAGTGGAAAGATATCTGAATATTACAGGCGTGCTGATGCTCATACCAAATGGCATATTAGACAATTAAACTTATTATGTCATGAATTTGAAAGTTGGGCACTAAGTCATAAGAAAAAGTATACTGCTCCTGAATGGATAAGACCTAGTCAATTGATGTGTTGGCTTAAAGCACCTCGTTTTGATCTTACAGAAGACGATTATGAATTATTTGGTATAGACACCATCAATCGGTCACTGGGGGGAGTTTTTGTGGGAGTCAACAAAGCCATTGGTAAACATCATTGGGAAGTTTTTGTAGACGAAGCTGCATATGATCCTACTGTCGTGATCGATAATCTTATAACAACTACTATGCGAGGACAGCTAGAAGCATCGGGGGATTTTGACATCGAATGGGGTAATAATCCTGGAAATTATGATTGGCAAAAACAGCATCTGGCAGATTTTAGAAAATGGTTGATTAATAATAATTTTGATCCTGATGATAAGAGTTTGACTATAGGACACCCACAAATTGGCCAAATTGATTTACTACGTAGTTTTCAAACTCAAGAACACAAGAAGATTATAGATATACTTGAACAGCACCTAGACGTATATAGTATAACTACCAGTGAAGCACATGTAGAATATGATTATCATTGGATAGATGACGACTTCATAAACACGCAAGTTTCTATTTTAGAAAAATAATGATGATTATAGCAGGCGGAGATAGTCATATATGGGGTAGTGAATTAGCTGACAGCCCCCATGGTGGTAAAAATGGGTATAGCCGCAAGACATTTACAGCTCTATTGGCTGGATCTAATTATATCTGTACAGCATATCCCGGTATTAGCAATCATGAAATCGCCCAACGTGCTCGAGAAGAATTACACAAAGATTCTCCTAAGGCAGTCTTAGTTTGTTGGACATGGCCTGGTAGAGATACTATATATACTAGTCCTAAAGTAATATTAGAATTTCAGCAGTATTGCGAATTTCACAGTATTCCATACCTGTTTACCTGTGTAGATAACTGTCTAATAGAATTACTTGATCCAAAAACAAATATGGAAAATTGGTATATGTTCCCGCCTGGAATCGAATCACACGAGACTCTGCAACCAAGAGGATTTTATCAATGGGCTATAGAAAATAAGTATAATATAGGCGCAGATGGTCATCCTTTAGAAGATGCACATCGTGATGCTGCAGAATTAATTAAGGAGAAATTCAATGAACTGGTTAAAAAATCTAATCAATAGAATTAAACTAGAAATTGCATATCGCAAGAAACTAAAAGAACTGCGCAAAAGAGATCCTTTTATCTACAAATAATGCGTTTATTAACAGTTGGCGACAGCTTTACCTATGGTGAGGAACTAGCAGAAATAACTTCTGCTTGGCCTTTTCTCTTGGCTAACAAGTTAGGGTACGAAATAACAAATTTAGCTAAACCCGGTAGTGGAAACACTCGCATGGTTAGACATTGTGTTGAACATGTAAACAACTATGACCTAGCTATTGTTGCTTGGAGCCATTTTGCTCGCATAGAGATGGCAGATGAAAACGGATTCTATGATCTATGGCCAGGTGGTGGAATATTACCGCATAAGCAATATAGTCCGTGGCGTTGGGAAATCATTGATTATTTTACAAGACATCATAATGATGATTATTTGTATAGGCAATATTTGTTGAAGATAATTTTGTTACAGAATTTTTTTAAATCTAATAATAAACGTTATTTAATGTTAGATAGTTTTGGTAATCATCAGGCAAATCAAAGAACAGCAGAACAAAATAAAGATCTACTAGATCAAATTGACGCAACATATTATGTAGGATGGCCAGATACTACTATGATGGAATGGGCATATCCATCCCCAATAGGACCAAAAGGGCACTTTTTAGAACAAGGACATTTAAAAGTCGCAGAAAAGTTGTATAACCATATGAAGGGGCTAGCATGGGATATTTAATAGCTGGCGGCGATAGCTTCATTTACGGGAGTGAACTAACAGACTGTGTAGATGAAAGCGGCGCAGAACAAGCAAGTAAATTAACATATCCGGCGTTGATTGCTAAAGAATGTGGTTTAGAATATGTATGTGCCGCAATGCCAGGATACTCTAATACTGCGATCAGAAGAACTGTTATGGATGCTTGCGAAACCCAGTCTAATATTGATTTAGTTTTAGTACAGTGGACATTCTCTAGTAGGTTTGAATTTAGATTTGGTAATAGCTACGCAGACTGGAAGCAAATTGGCAGTTGGTTAACCATAGACAATCCAAAAGAACATATAGATAAAACTTTTTTAAATGCCAATGATATCGTTCGAGACAAACATATAAAATTTCTTGAATATCAAAAATTATTAGGTGTAAGTGATTTTGCTAAAATATTTTATAAACATATTAAATTAAATTACTGGGAAAAATACACTACATTATCTGAAATGGTAATGTTACAACAATACCTTACAATTAAAAAAATACCCTATTTGTTTACAGTAGCAGATAGTGAATTTTATGATATTTTCCATAAAACTTTTGATTTCGAAGATCAAACAATCAAGACTTTAAAAAATCAAATTGATGAAAAATACATTATGTATTATCCATCTAATTTAGGATTTTTACAGTGGGCAATGGTAAACCAATTTCCATTTGCTACAACACATCCACGAGAAGAAGCACACATAGAGGCAGCAAATTTAATATATGAACATCTTAGGTATATCGGCAGGCTTCCATGATGCAGGCATAAGTCTTATCACAGATGGTGAGATCAAATTTGCCGCACATGCAGAACGCTATAGCAAAGTCAAACACGACAGCGAACTAAACGCTGAGATGCTTAACGACTGTTTTGATCGTTACGGAGTTCCACAACGCATCGCCTACTACGAACGTCCTTGGTTAAAGCGTACACGCCAATTCTATGCTGGACAATGGTCTGAGGTATTTAACACACAGTCGGTACGCGGTATGTTAAAGCAAGCTGCACCTTGGGCTAAACTACATCATCTTCCGATAGACTATCACGGACATCATAAGTCACACGCGGCCGCAGGATTTCAAACAAGTCCGTATGAAGATGCCACAGTGGTAGTTATCGATGCTATAGGTGAGTGGGATACAATTAGCATCTGGGACGCATATTATCGAAATGGCCGTGCCCAATATCGAAAACTATGGAGCCAAAAATATCCACACAGCATAGGATTATTTTATAGTGCCATGACTCAACGTGCAGGACTTAAACCTCTAGATGAAGAATATATCCTAATGGGCATGGCCGCCTATGCTATGTACGATGCCAGCATGTACGGTGACTTTGTTCGTAATGCACACGATTTAAACTTCAGTCAGAATCTGCATCTTGGCTGTGATGAATATCGCCCTGACCTAGATGAATTTAAAATCGCTGCATCAGCACAGTACACCTTAGAACAATGTCTACATCAGGTCATGTTACGTGCAGAGAAAATAGGACGTAGTCGTAATCTAGTTTATATGGGTGGAGTTGCTCTTAACTGTAAGGCCAATGATCTGATAGGTCCATACTTTCAAAATGTCTGGATCATGCCTAATCCAGGTGATTGCGGTAGCAGTTTGGGTGCCGCGGCATTATCATACGGTCGTCGTTTAACCTGGAATGGTCCTTATCTAGGACAAGATATCGCCGGACCGTACCCTGTTAAAGAGTTATTAAGTGAATTACTAACTAACAAGATTGTGGGGGTTGCTAATGGTCGAGCAGAATTTGGTCCTAGAGCATTGGGTAACAGATCATTACTAGCAGATCCGCGTGGCTCGGAAATTAAAGACAAGGTTAATAAGATCAAACGTCGCCAAGAGTTCCGCCCGTTCGCACCTGTGATATTGGAAGAACTGGTAGATGAATATTTTGATATGCCTGTGGGATTTAAAACCAGTCCTTATATGCAGGCCGTGGCATATTGTCGTCAACCCGAGAAGTTTCCTGCTATTATCCATGCTGATCGTACCAGTCGTGTGCAGACGGTGGGCAAAGATTGCCAATCAGGAATCAGAGAATTGTTGGAAGCATGGTATGAGTGGACAGGATGTCCTATGTTGCTGAATACCAGTTTAAATAT